GCTGGGAATCGCCTACGGGACGCTTGGCTTTGACGGGCCGGAGAACGTCGCCCCGGATCAGGCAGGCAAAGTCCATCTAATAGAGCGGCGCAGCCTCAAGCATGGCGATTGGTTCGTAGGGGCTAACTGGCAATCGACCTTTAACAGCATCACTCAACTCGAAAACGACCTATGAAAACCCCAGAATCCAAATCGCACATCCTCGCCAACAAATCCATCACCCTCGATAGGCGGCTCGACTGCATCCCGGAGTTCGACGAGAGGTCCCGGATGTTCTTGGTCCGGGATAAGCTCAAGTCCACCAAGCCGATTGTAAACAAAATATGGGACGTGCCAGTCTGGCTCGACCAAGGCCAAGAGGGGGCTTGTCACAAAGAAGGCACGGAGGTTCTCACAGAACGTCATGGGTGGCGGGATTTCAAGGATGTCATCGAATCGGACAGGCTTGCCACGGTAGATACGGCCACCATGGTCATGGAGTATCAGTGTCCAACTGCTTTGCAGGTTCTGGATTTTGATGGTGAATTGGTGGTGTCTAGCAATCGCAGCATTCAATTCGCGGTGACACCAGACCACCGGATGATGGTTCGGAAGTGGGATGAGGAAGCGCGTACTCTGGATGGTACGCATCGAATGGTCGCGGCTAAGGATCTTGGTTGGTATTGCGGCCTCCCGGTAGCCCCGTCGGGGTTTGTTGGGGTGGAGAGCGACCCTTTTATATACCGGGGAAAACCTGTCGCGAATGGGGATTTGTTTTTCTTCCTCGGGGTATTCCTCGCCGACGGCTGCCTCTATTATGACGGGAACGGGAATTACAGGATTGAGCTCGGGGCTAAAAAGGCCCGCAAGCGTGTCACTCACTTGCAGGCTTTGCACGGAATTGGGGCCAAGCCGACAGTTTTATGGGACAGGTATACTGTCTGCGATAAGGATTTGTTCGTTCAGTTATCCGCCTGCTATGGTTCCGGTGCGTTGACGAAACGAGTTCCCGAGTTTGTGCGTAACGCTCCAGAACCCCGCATCAAACAATTCCTTGAAGGTTTTACCTGCGGCGATGGGCACATAACGAAGAGCGGAAGGACGTTTCTTTATACAAGTTCACCGGGGATGGCTGGAGATTTGCAGGAACTTTATTTCAAGATTGGTATTCGGGCAAGTTGTAGTAAGCGTGATCCAAAAGACGTTACAATTTGTGGAAGATTTGTCCCTAAAGAGAATTGCGCTCCGTGCTACATAGTGGGGCCGTGGAAGGACAAGAAGAAGCTCTCCATCGAAAGGAAGGACCATCTGGCCTCCGAGCCGTATAAAGGCAAGGTCTATTGCGCCACCGTTCCAAATGGAACATTGGTCACTAGATACAAGAGAACAATTCTGATTAGCGGAAATTGCGTCGGCTTCGGCTACTCGCATGAATTGCTGGGTGACCCGGTGGCCGTGAAGGGGATCAACGATGCATTTGCGCGTGCACTCTACAAGCACATCCAGACCAAAGACCCGTGGGAAGGCGAAAATTACGAAGGTACTAGCGTCCTGAGCGGTGCCAAGGTCTGTCTGGATCTCGGATATTTCACGGCCTACCATTGGGCCACCTCGGCGAAGGAAGTCGCTCAAGCGATCTCACACATGGGGCCGGTGGTGATCGGGGTCAACTGGCATGAGGGCATGGCGCAAACGTCGTCGAAAGGATTCATCCGGGTGACTGGCGCAGTCCGTGGCGGACATTGTGTAGTCCTGAGAGGCGTGAGGGTCTCGGCACACGCGGACGGATCATCGTTTGCCATCCTCGGCAGGAATTCATGGGGCAAGGGCTGGGGGATGAATGGAGATTTCTGGATCACGGGAAAGGATCTGCAAAAGCTGGTCGATTCAGGCGGCTCATTTTGCGTGCCGACAGGTAGGGCGGATAGCGGGAAGCAACCGCCCACGAGGACGGCACCCCGGCAATGGTGGAGGTTCTGGGCATGATCGACATCGCCGAATTGCAAAAACGCGTAGGCGCGGAGCCAGATGGGTTCTGGGGACCACGGTCCGTCGCTGCCTGCCAAGCTCACCTCTTGGCAATGATGCCGCAGCCGAACCCAGCACCCCGCTCCGACGAGAGATCGTTAAAAGAGTTTTACGGCAAAGCAGGCGACGAATCAAAACTCGAACGGATGCAATTTCCGATCCCCATGTACTACGAGGGGCGACCAGTAAATTTTACGAGGGTGCATCGGGAGTGCGTTCCGACGCTGCTCGATGTGTTTACTGAGATCAAATCCCTATATGGCAACAACAAAAAGATCATGAAAGCCGCAACCACGTATGATGGGTGCTACAATAATCGCCTCATGCGGGGCGGCTCTGGCTCTACGCCATCCCTCCACGCTAGGGGGGCAGCCATCGACCTCGACGCAGGAAACAATGGCAACCGCACCCACTGGCCAACAGTCGCAACGATGCCGATTGAGGTCATGGAGGTTTTCTCCCGTCATGGCTGGTTATCAGCCGGGGCGTTCTGGTCAAGGGATGCCATGCATTATCAGTTTACAAAGTAAGGGGTAGCGAGTACACCTTTTCGGGTGGAAACCTCCTACGAAGTAATTCAAGCAGCACGGGATCGGGAATATCAGAAAGCATGGGAAGACGCACCGAAGTCGTTTCTCAATGCGGCCGGAAAGGAGGGACTGATTGCTAATGTGGAGGCCCCGAGCAGGGCGATGGAGTTCGACAATAACCGCTCGGAGACATCGTACACGACCTCCATGCCTGATTGCATCGACAGCTTGATTGATCAGCTTGTCGAGAAGTATGGGACGAAGAACGAGAAGTTGGTGAGGGCGATAGCGGCGGATATGAAGAAGCCGCTGGAGCGGGAGATCGAGCAGAACCAAGCGTTGTCGATGGGGAGGATACTTTTTTATCTGGTGAAGTCTGAGACGAGGAACATCAAGGCATCGGTGTTTGCGGCCCTCCATGCGATCCCAAGACTGGCAGCATCCAACGGGATGCAGTCGATGAGGGAGAGCGCGAGATCATGCGGGGTGAGCCCGGAGTGGATGAGGAGGAGCAGAAATGAGGTTTGCAATGTTCTGGAGCTTCCTATACCTACGGAATCTCAGAAGAAAACGGAGGCCAAGATCAAGTATTCTAAAAACGGAATCACGAATCATTGGCGTCACCAAACCTCAAAGAAAGAACAACCGATATGTCCACTGAAACCACAGCAAAAGAAAATAACAAAGCACCCAAACATAAACAAGCCCCCCTCTACTTTGCTTCAGGTGATAGCAAAGCATTCACAATCACTGAAACCGGGATCGAGATCCGGAAGAACATCAGCTTCGAGGATTGGCGAACAGGACTGAAATACTTCCGGTGGGCACAGCTCAATTTCAAGGTCGCGCTGGCCGACTACATCAAGTTCGGGGAACTGAAGTTCGGTTCCGAGCGAGCAGGAGAAGCGATCAGCCAGTTGGAATTCCCGATGGCCGACATCTCACGAGCGGTGGACCTGAACAGCGTCCCGCAGAACATCAGGGACAAGGGACTCAGCTCGGAGCATCTCGTCGTACTGGCCCGGGGAGGACTCAACGATAAAGAGATGGAGAAGTGGGCGGGAGAGGCTAAGAAGCACAGCATGACGCCGGTACAGCTCAAAGAGTCGATCAAGCAGGGTATCGTCGTGACTGCGGAAGTCGCGAAGAAGAACACCCATGGAGTCATAACCATTCAAGCGATCCGCATGGAAGCAGAGATCTGGTTGCGACGGATGGGGGGGATGGAAGCGCTAATCACTCTGGATGACGAAGCACGAGAAGAGATCAGAAGCGAACTCGTGCTCTTCGTGGAAATAGCTCAAGCCGTCAAACGATGAACATCCTTATGGGAGTTTCGAGAGATCGAACGAAGAGGACCGAAGACACCGTGAATTTAGTGAGGACGAATCTGTTTATGATGAGCCAGATAATCGAGGAGGCAGGATCAGCACTGCCGAAGGAGACGATCAACGAGATCTCAATCTTGCGGGACGAATCCGTGGAGATACTAAAGGAATGGGCGGAACTGAATTGAGAACGCTATTACAACAAGGGGACCGGGTGGTCTATACGACGGAGCAGAAGCGGATGAGGGGGACGGTGGCAGACATTTTGCCCTTCACGCCGCAGAGGGAAGTCCCGGTGAAGAAGCGAACGAAGGTTGTGTGGGTCGATCGAGGGAGCGTGAGGAAGTTGCCATCATGATCGCGCTCACCGACATTTGCGAAATGCCGTTCGGGAAGCACAAGGGGACGAAGATGGAAGCAGTCCCGGCGAGCTATCTGCTATGGCTGCACGCCGAAGGATGCAAGCACCCGGGAGTCGCGGGATACATCAAGGAGTCACTGAGCGCACTTGAGAAGGAGTGCCCTGACATCATCGTCAAAAAACCATGAGCACACCGTACGCCACGAGAGCGCAAGCCGAGCTCCTTGCCTTGGTGAAACGCCGGAAGGAGACAAAGGTGGGATGGTTCAGGGGGCTCTACGTTCCTTTAGATCAGAAGGAGATCCCGAAGCTCGATGTCTTGTCGGAGAAGGGATACATGAAGAAGGTGTCCGACTGGAAGTATGGGGACTATTGCTACACGGTCAACGAGGATACTCCAATCAGCCCGAAGGAGCTCGCCTACCGGATCGGTCGGAAGCTGAAGGAGTGGGATGCGGAGTTCAACGATCAGCTTACCGGGATAGAGAAGTATCGAGACAAGCCGTTCGAGGATCTGGTTCACCGGCCTCGGTGCTGGGTCAAGGGGAAGTCGATAATGGTGCTCTACAAGCTGCACTTCCCGGAGATGAGTATGACTCTGAAGGAGGCGGAAGAGTATTTGAAATGGATCGAAGGCGGGGGCAGGAACCTTCACTTCAGAATGCAAATAGGTTGATACAGGGGACATAACCATGAGCATGTTCACCACTCAAGAAATTCACCGCATCATGAAACCACTTGAGCAACTTTTAGAGATGGCAGGGGAGCGAGAGGTCACCATCGCATTCAACCGAGGATCGAATCCGGTCGAGGTCGAGGTGAGCGGAGACCCGCAGATCGATGAGGGGAACATTGTAGGATTCGGAGCAGCACACGTTCCAGTGAATGCAGTCAAGGAAGCAATCCGAAACCTGAGAGACTTCATCGAAGGACCAAACATTATAGCCACAGTCCCCGGCCCTCTTCTCGAAGATCCCGACGACGCAGCGGTCCCCGGAGAGGATTGACAGATTCCCCAAAGGGGTGAACGCACGTCAAGAGCTGAGAGAATTGTTGAAAAGGGGATCGCACGAAGGGTTCAGGTCCGGAGTGCGCCATGATGATGAGCGCACTCGTCGGAAGAAGATCGTGAAGACCGTGGAAGAAGAGTTCGCGGAGATCGTGCGGCCGGGGACTATCCTGATGTCGTGCGAGAGCGTACTGGAGGGGATCGTGGAGCTATCCATGCGCTACCCAGTGGGGATGAGCAATTACGCCAAGAAGGCGCACAACTCGCAGTTCAAGAAGTTTATGCCAACAGCGGTAGATAAGAAGACCCGGCTCACAGATGAAGAGGTGGCGGCAGGCTTCGAGAAAGCTCGGAAGATCCTGAATGGCGCTCCGCTACACTAAAGGCGATAAAACCAATCCTGAGCAAGCTGTGGGGCAAGGCCAAGGCAGATTGACACCGAGCCTCTTTATATGAACGCGAGAGAAGAACTTCAGGGCAGCGCAGAGAGGGTAGCGAGATGCCCGTGATGCGAGCTCGATGAGAGTTAGCATGACTCACCCAAGACCATAAACGCGGCACAGTCGACCCATCTCTTGGTGCCTGCGATAGTTCCACTGGTGTTTCTGATGCCCTTTGAGCTTCCGATACTTGGCAGCAGCAGCGTCCCTCTCAGTGGACTTGCCCCGGATGAGCTGCATGGAAGCGCCTGTGGCACCTGAGCGCCCTCGTGCCTTGGATCTCATGAGGTTGCGGTGACTTCAAATTGAGCCTTCTTGCGTTCACACTGCACCATCGGTTCTTGCGGTCGTTCGTTCATTCGCCACCCATAGAGGACAGCGAGCCCCATGTCAAGATACCCCAGAGGGAAAGACGGCAGTGACGGCGACAGCCGGAGGCATTCAGCCTCTTTATCATCCCCCCTTTAAGCAGGCAGGGCTTGGCACCCATGCATACCCGTGAGCAGCATCCATACTCCATAGGCGAGAGCACCGAGCACAAGGTAGGAGAGACACAGGTCCGCAGGCCCAGCGGAGTAGGGGTGAGGGCAGGGGGACTCGTCAATGCGGTCACACTCCGGATCAGCGGCCGCGCTCACCTCTTCTTTATCTCTCAGTTCTGTGTTCATAGCTTCAGATACCAGCGCTCGGGCACCAGCGTCAACCCTTCACGAAGAAACCGTGAGAATCTCTTTTCCGAGGCTTCAATGGCTTTCCGCCCTCGCGATAGAATCGACCGCCATCACCCCGCACTGGAGGGGACAACTCCCGCCCCGGCACAAGGAAGCGACCATACTCATCACGAGGATTCTCAATACCCCTATCGACCCGCTCCTTGCGGCCAGCGTCCCTCGCAGCCCTCTCAGCCGCCTTACGCTCGGCATTCACCTTACCCGAAGAGATCAGAGACGCGATATACGGAAGCCGCCCCTTCGCAACCGCGTCCTTCATATTGTCGCTCTGAGTCCCGAGAAACAGATGAGCGGGATTACAACACCGTCTATTGTCGCAAGAATGACACACACAGAGACGGCACCCTTCAGCATCCCTTTTCTCATACTCTCCTATGGACAGGCGATAAGCCAAGGTATGCACGAACACATGCTGGTCACAGAAGGACAGTTGCCCGTAGCCACCGGCATTGGTAGAGCCAACCCATAGCCAGCACTCATCATCACCCCTCTTGTCCACTCGGTCCCACAGGGCATCCTCAAGCGTCTCGTATCTCGTCCGCGTTCTCTTCATGCCGCACCGATAACGCGCTTAATAGTATAGGTCAAGGAAATTGTGGTGGTGGAGTAAGGAGTCTGCTTTTCGCAAACGGGTTGAGGTCAGAGACCGAAGGGTTCGAAGCACTTTTGTGCATGATATTTTTTTGAAAGGGTTAATTTCCGGATGGAGGGGGGGTTAATTGACACCCGAGAGAAGACCGTATGCCCACACAGGTACAGATCGCGAAACGATGGGGCGTCTCAGCGGTACGAGTGTGCAAACTCGTGAAACAGGGATGCCCGACCAACACGTTTGCCGCCGCAGATAAGTGGCGAGCGGAACGAGGACAGTTGAGACCGCCGACACATCAGCCCAGCAAAGGGAAAAAGAAGTCGGAACCGGAGAAAGTCGCGCCGGTGTCGAAGTCGAAGTCGAAGCTGAAGAAGCGGATGGAATCGAAAGAGGAGCCCGGGCCCCCCCCGAAGATACCGGACGAGCCCCTGAAGACTGGGGACACGGTGACGGACACGCTGAATCAGGTCGTCTATATGACCGACCTAGCGAGCGACAAAGTTTTGGAAGCGATGAGGGGGAATAGCCCAGCAGTGAGCGCACGGATGATCGAGTATTGCCGGATGGTGGAGGCGAAGCTGAAAGTGGAGAAAGCGAGCCGGGAGGAACTCGTGAGACGAGGGACGCTGATCAACCAGTTCGATATTTTGGCGACGTGCCGAGCGGCGTTAGAAAGCGTGCTGAAGAGATTGCGACGAGTGCCGATCGAATTGGGTCCGCAGTGCAATCCGACCAACCCTCTCGAATCGACGAAGATCTTGGAACGAGAAATGAACTCAATCATGACCGCAGCAGCAAAGGTAATCCGTGACCTCAAGCCAAAGAGTAGCTGAAGAAAGTTGGGAGGCACTGTCGGAAGTGTGCGACCCACCCGCAACGGAATCAGTGTGCGAATTTGTCGAGGAGCACGTCGAGATCCCGACCGGAGCGATCACGGGCAAAGTGTCACTGGACCGAATCCCGTACGCGAGAGAACCGCTTGAGCGATTTGCAGACCGGACGGCACGGCACCTCGCATTGGTGTTCTCAACGCAGTCGGCGAAATCAACGATCTTGATCTTGGGGATGCTCTACCGGATTGCGAAAGACCCAGAGAGCGCGATGTGGATTTTCGGAAACGCAGATCAGGCGAGGGACTTCAACAAGGAGCGGTTCATGGCGTTCGCGATGGCGTGCGATCCGGTGCGCGAGAAGATCCCAAGAACGTCGGCGGGACAGATCGACAAGCACCTTTGGGGATTCGCGAACCAGCACTACCTCGACATGGTGTTAAACTTCGTCGGTGCGGGATCGAGGACCAACCTCTCATCCCGTCCTCGCGGACTGATCGTGATGGACGAGACGGACAAGTATCACGAGGAACTGAAGTTCGACGCAGGAACCATCCAGCTTGCGGAAGAGCGGCAGAAGACATTCCCATTCCCGCTTTCAGTCAAAGCGTCGTCACCGTCCGAAGAAAATCGGATGATCTGGCCGGAGTACATGAACTCGGATCAGCGGAAGTATTGGATACCATGCCCTCGGTGCGAACAGGAGCTCTTGTTCAGAATGAAGGTCGAAGATACGAAATGGGGTGACTGCGGTCTCCGGTGGTGGCACGAGAATCCGGAAGAGGCAAAGACAGATGGCGAGTGGGATCTGAAGAAGATCAAGGCGAACGCTTTTTACAAATGCCAGAAGTGCGGCGGCATGATTCACGACTTTGAGCGGCAGATGATGTTGGAGGAGGGGATTTGGAAACCATCAAACTTGAGAGCGGAAGCAGGGCGATACGGATACCACGTCAATTCTCTGTACTCGGTCCTCGGGCCGGAGACATCGTTCGGATCAATCGCGACGAAATTCAACATCGCGAAAGGGAACCGGATGGAGTTGAAAAACTTTATCAACGGTTGGCTCGCGGAACCGTGGAACGAGTCGATGGGCTACGAGGAGAACAAGGTCAAGCTGGAGGTGTTCGACAACAAGAAGATCTCGGCGGATGGATCGTTCGCCTTAATGGCGGTCGATTATCAGATCAACGGATTCTGGATATTGGTGAGGAAGTTCGCGCCTCCCACAGCAGAACACCCGCACGGTCAGAGCTGGCTCGTGCTCGCCGACTGGATTCAAACGGAGGACGAGATCGAGGAGCTGAAGAAGGAGTACAATGTGCTCGATGAAGACGCCGTGCTCGACATGGCGAAGCGTCCGAACCAAGCGGCCAAGATTATCATCCAGCGGAAGATCCGAGGGATGTGGGGATCACCGTCCACGAAACAGTTCTGGCACCTCCAACCAGACGGGACGCGGATCAGTCGTCCGTTCTCTGTCGTTCAGTTCCGAGATCCGATGTTGGGAACCGCATGGGAAAACCGAACCATGGATAGAGCGATGTACGTGAACTTCAGCAAGTCATCGGGGCTCGATGCTCTCGCGAGTTTGCGATATGCGGAGCCGACCATCTGGCACGCCAGCACGAACGTCCATCCGAAGTATCAGCGGCACATGAACTCTTTCATCAAGCGACTACAGAAGAACAAGCGCACCGGACGAGAAGAGTGGGAATGGTGCAACGTCCACAACGAGGATCACTTGATGGATTGCGAAGTCATGGTGACCATCCGTGCCATCCAGAGGGGCCTGATCAGCCTTCCCGACGACACGAGGTAGAGTGAGGCAGTCATGGCTGATCTTGGGCGTTAGATTCCGGAGATGGCGGAGCGACCGCTCCCTTGGCAAGGTCGTAGCCGGGACGGTCTTTTCTGTCGTCGTTCATCTCGGCCAGCGGACACCCGCACACTGGGCACGAGTGCGCGTTGAAGACGTTGCCGCACATCGCGCACCGGACTTGGTTCCAGATCAGGCTATTCATTCGACCGTCCATATTTCGGTGGTTTTCATAATATATTTTCTAACAAAGCGATCCACGGAACTGTCTCCCGTGTTCGCCCGATTGTTTATTGTGGTTCTGGTTTTACGGGAGACAGCCCGTGATCGCTGGTGTTCGCTGAATAAAAGGGAACGGCCTCTATATTGAGACACCCATCACCAATCATCCCCCGTTGTATTTCCGCCATGAGAGCACACCATTTTCCATGGTGGTGGAAGTCCTGCGATTTCGATCCCCATACTGTCCGCGAGGGGTGGTTTCTTACTTTTTCATCCCGAGCTAAAGCTGTGCTAAATGCGTCGATTGCGTGGGAGAAGTCGCGCTCTGTTTCGAGCATTTTGTTGTAGGCGTCTTCGATTTTCATAACTATTTGGTGTGGTTCTGATTTTGGGTTGCTTATTATTTTTTGTTGGAGCCATATTGTGCGTGGCTCATGTAGCCAGCGCAAAAGTCGCGGGTGTCCGTAAAGAGTTTCATCCATTTGCCGAGGAAGAAGGTCTCGATTGAGTAGGTGTGTTTCATAATATTTTAACGGTTATAATTTTGAGTTGTTCGCGCCGTCGCTGATCGCAGCGTTCGCGGAAGTAAGCCGGGCCAGCGATTCTCGCGCTTCGGTCAGCTCTTGTAGGATCGCGTCATCGTCGAGGACGCGGCGGATTCTCACTCGTTCGTCATCAGGGTCGTAGCGCACTTTCATCAGGGAGGCTACTCCCCCGCAGCTATCTCCAAGCGCAGCGTCTCTAATGCAGGTCCATTCCTCGTTGATGTAGAACTCGTATCCGCACCTATTTGGCACCCGGAGGTTGGGCATATTCTGCCAGTCGAGAGCTTCCTTGAGCTGTCCGATCTCGCGTTCGAGCGTCGCACAACGCGAACAAGGCGATGGAGGAGAATCGGCACCCGCCGAGACTTGAGGTGGATTTGCGGTTTCAGTTTTCATAACATTTTATGCTTCGGCAGTGGGTTTAGAGGGTGCCGATCCCTCATCTCAGCGATAGATTGAGGAGATGGCGGAGCTTCCGCTCCAGGGTCAAGGGCACACCCACACCCACCCCAGTCGTGCCGGTCAAATGACTCTCCAGCCTCTACCCGTTCTCTAAATGCCTTCATCGTGA